CTGGTTCGCCAAGGAAAAATACGGCGAGTCCTCGCGGATCCCGGCCGAGCAGATCCTCCACCTGTTCAAAAAGACGAGGGCCATCGAGTTTAGGGGCGTCTCGGAACTGGTTCCGGTGATTCAACGGGCCCGGCACTCGGGCGAGGCCATCGACGCCGAGCTTCTCGCGACACGGCTGGCGGCCTGCTTCGCGGGGTTCATCAAGACCGGGAACCCTCACCGGACGAGCCTCGGGCGTCAGGAAACCTCCAGCACGGGCGACAGGCTGGAAACCATCGAGCCCGGAACCATGAACTATCTCGCCCGCGACGAGGACGTCAGTTTTTCGTCTCCGGGCCGGCCGAACACGTCGATCGCCGATTTCGTCAAGATGCTGGACCGACGGGCAGGCGCCGCGATCGGCCTGTCCTACGAGGCCATGAGCCGGGATCTCTCGAAGGGATCCTACAGCTCGGCACGGCAGGGCTACCTCGAGGACCGGCGG